TACATCCCAAACTAAAAATCCATGTCCATTTAAACTTTCACCAAAATTTTGTTGTACCAATGAACCGGCATAAACTACTTTACATCCGCTTGGCGAAATCATAGTTTGTCTTTTGTGAATATCACCCAACAATGCTAAATGATATCCATCAAACATATCCGTTGTAAAATGGCGAGATGATACTACATATCCAACATCGGTTTGTGAATTATCAACAGGTCCGTGGAATAATGCTATTTTTGTATTTCCAAATAAAGTATTGGCTTTAGGCCAGTTTTCTTTTTTATCAAAAATACTGAATACAGCGAAATCTATACCACCAATGGAATATACTTGCGTATCTTTAAGATAATGAAAATTTGGTAGGTTTAAAGCCTCTACAATAGGTGATAAAACATCTAACCTATCGGAGTTATTCATATTACAATCGTGATTACCTGCAATAAGGATTGTTTCACAATGTTTAGAACATTCAGTAAACAACCAACTAATTTCTTTCACCAATTCAGGTGACATTTCTAATTTAGCATGCGCAATATCACCTGCTAAATAAATAATTGAATCTTCCGTACCTCTTTGACGGATTTCTTCAAACATTTTTTCAAACACTTGTCTATACTCTTTGTGTCTTTGTACGTTACGAATATGAATATCCGCAATATGGTAAATTCTTTTTAAACTCATAATGAATTTATTTTGTTTAATAATAAATCTTCTGATGAAAACTCTTTAGTTTTCTTTAGTTCTTCGTAAAATCTTTCATAGCCCATTTCCGATGCATCTTTATCTCTAAGATACATCATCTTTACATTGATTCCATTTTTTCTGAAATAATCAGCTGCTTTAAGAGCTTCGTTGATTGCATCGTTATCTAATGAAATAATGATATTGTTTACTCCACTCATAAAGATTTTTTCAACCAATTGCTTGGAAGGAAACTTACCTAAAAGTGGAATTGCATTTCTTTTAATTGTTATAGCATCAAATACCCCCTCACAAAGTATAATTGGTTCATTCCAATTTACCTGTGATTCAAAACAAATTATATTCTTACTGATTGGTGGGTTTTTGTATTTCATCTTCTCTTCCGAATAATAAGAACGAGAAACAAAATAATTAAGTGAACCATCAGAATTGTATGATGGAATTATCACTCTACGAGCATATAATCCTTCTTTACAATATCCAATATTATGCTTAATAATATCTTTTATACCAATACCTCTTTGTGTAAGGTAATGTATCGCATGTTTATATTCAGGATTAAATCCTTTTGGTTCTTCTGCTAAACTAATAAATTCTTTTGGAAGTGAAATGAATACCTTTGTTTCGGCATCTTCTTGTTGTGGAGTCCAATTACTATCCCCATATATCTCTCTAATTAAAGATATTGTTTTTCTATCTACATCTAATTTACGAAGTAGGGATGTCAATTTTTTACCACCACTATTACAAGTCCAACAATGCCACTTTTGGGTTTCGGTATTAACTTGTAGTTTTGGTTTATGGTGATTACAAAATGGGCAGTAAAATGCTAATTCGTTCCCTTTTAGGGATACACCGCTACCCAATACATTAGTAAGGGCAGTAATTACCTTATTTTTATCATTGCTACTTAACACAAACCAAATATACAACAAATATTTGAAATTACCAAATTTTTATGGTTCTAAAAACCACTCTTCTGGTATTTCCTTATCTGCGTATTTGTAACCATTCTTTTCACACCACATACCATATGTGGTCTTAGAATTCTTACTGATTTTGTTTTTTGAGTTTGAAAATACAAAGCGAATATCCAAATTTGGATGCTGCTGTTTTACTAATTGATGCTTTCTACGGTCTGCTGCAACAAATCTACCTTTTGTTTCTACTATGATTCCATTAGGTAAACGAAAATCAGGATTGTAAGTATGTTGAGAAGCAGGTACAATGTAAGGAATCTTTTCAGACTCATATTGTACAACAATCCCTTTACCTTCAATTTGTTGTGAAATATTTTCTTCAAGACCGGATTTAAATCCATATTTTCTAGCAACCCATTTAGAGTTTACTTTCTTTTTTGTAACTTTTTTGGCCATTAAATTTATTTTTTCTTCATATCGGAGTACTTAGTTGCAGAAATTTCACCACCTCTACCTGTTTTGAATTTAGCTGCAGTTAAAACTTGCTCATCTGCTTTTTTCAAATCGTTTGTAGTGTATGGCGTTTTTGCATTTACTCCAGCTTCAAATGAAATTTTATCAACTCCCAATGCTGCTTTTTGCCCATCGTATAAATCTAAAATCTTTGACATAATGTTTATTGTTTAATATAAATATAAATTAAGTATCAAAACGAATAATAAAGTTTACAGGCATTTCTGATTCAGATTTAATTGGTTGTGGTAATTTTGCTACCGCCACTAAATCACAATTATCATCATATAAACCAATTGTTGTGATAAATGGTGCTAAGAAAGAGCCTGTTGAATCCATAGAACCACTTAAATCGTAATGTTCAAATCCGGCAAAATGGGTAGAAGAACTTACGGATGATGTATAACGATAATCCAAAGTATTTCCATTTTCTAAAATAGATTTTTTACGAATATATTTTACACCAGGTTTTGTTGTTGTTTTATATATCTTACCATCTGAACCTGTTATGTATTCATCTACTCTACCAACCTCAACTATTGCTGATGGGTTTTGTGATACATTGAATTCATCTTCATTCACAATTAGTAAATATTCGTGTTCGTAAATTGTTTTAGTAGATTTATATGATAATTCCCAATCCGCATTTAATAAAGAATCAGCTTCTCTAGTTAAAACTAATAATCCATTTGCATAGAACACATTACCAATTCTATCACTACCAGCCGCTCCTTCTAAGAATGGAATATTTTCAACAATCATTACTCCAGTGTTCGCATTGAAACTAACTATCTTTAAATCATAACTAACACCATTATAAACTAAATTTAATTCATTTAAAGTAACATCAATACCAATTATTTGAAAAGAACCGGAATATGGATTAGTAGCTACATCTTCAAAATCCCAACTATTATTATTTGAATCAATTTTACCAACAATAACACTATCACCATCTGCACCTATTAAATTTCCGTATCCATCATCTATAAAAGATGTATCGTTTCCATTTTTATCAGTTAATAAAATAGAACCTTTTTTTATACCCTCTCCAACATATATTTGTGGAATAGATATTACTTTTGCACTACCACTTAAAAATCTATCTCTGGTAGATGCTTGTATATTATATTCATTAGATTTAGAACCATATCTTAAAAATGGATTATCTTCATTTCCATTATAAAATTGAGCTCTTAATTGTCCATATATTGAATTTTTTGGAATTCCATTTGATAATTCACTAGAGCTTATATTAGCCTCATATAATGATATATCGGTAGAAGTATCATTAAAACTCCACTCCTTATACGCCTTAAATGGGCGAATATTAATATCTGATTTTGGTATCCTTTTTAACATATCATCTATAAATATCTTATAAACTAAAAACCCAACTTTTTATGGTTGGGTTAAATAGTTCGATATAAGTTACTCTCTGATTAGAAATCTAATTTAACTTTAATAGCGATTTCCTTATCAAATGATTTTGCAATCGGTTGAGAAGTTTTTGCAACTGCTAATAATTCATTTGCATCATCATAAAGACCTACTGAAGTAATATATACTTTAGGGTCTCTTTCGAAAGATGAATTTGCGAATGCTCCAACCGAACCACTTACGAATGTTGGGTTATTTGAAAAGTTAAATTCTCTATTGTTTGCTCTCACAAAATAATGTGAAGTAGAAACGTTTTCAGTTCTACGAGCTTGGAAGTCGGCGCCCTTTTTCAATGCATCAAATAATTTTAATGAACCTGATACTGAACCCGATTGGTGATACTGATTTGTTGTTGAACCAGCTGCTGCCATTAAATTACCACCTACTGATGCTGATAATGCGTTTGGATTCAATAAGATGATACCCATATCAGGGTAGAATAATCCAAATCCTTGTCCGTTTGATGCAGTATAAGTATTGATTGATGCAGTTAATGCAGAACCAATATTCAATGAACCACTAACTAAGTTATAAACTCTACCTGCGGTTGTTACATTTTCATCAGTTCCACCACTATCATCAATAAGAGTTACTAATCCAACCGAACCAGAAAGGTTGATTGAAACGTTACCTGGGTCTAATCTTTCTTTGTATCTTGCTCTATTTACGTTGATTGCGTAGAATGATGTCAAATCATGTGCCGCAGCGGTAGAACCACTATACACACTAAAGTATGCATCGGATGATTCTAATAATATATTTTTAAATTGATTATATACAGCTTTAGTAGATAATGTAGATGAATCATCTTGTGTTAACGTAGGTGCACCATATCCGTTTACATCGCCATATGCAATTGAAAACTGAACCTCTGCGGTGTCGGATGATGTTACTGCGTTGTAAACATCTAAATAATATTTACCAGTAGAACTATTGTGTTGTAAAGATGATGTATAAAAAGTAGTTAATGAACCCGTATCACCACTCCAAATTCCTGAAGTTACGATTTCGGTTCTATTAGTTACTTTATCGATAGCACCAAATTTTTTATAGTATGTTACGGTTACTGGAATTGTTTGTGAACCACCCGTTTCGTTACCATAAACAGTTATAGTTGTTCTGATAGTCGAAGTTAATGATGGGTTTGGAATAAATTTGAAAGTTAAACCTTTCGATACTGCTGCGGTTGCTGATACATCATCACCAATAAATACAGGTACTGAGCCTACATCAGCAGTTACTCCTTCACCTACAATATCACCTGCATTTTTGTTAGCTAATATAATAGTATAGCCCATTCTTCTATTTCCTGCTGGAGATGTTGTTGGAGAAAGTGATACTTCACCACTTCTTTGGTTTACTGAAATGTTAGGAACACCAAATTCAACCACCGGAATACGAGTTGTATTCTTAGGAAGAGTTACTAACTTATACTTCATTACTTGAGTCTCATCTGGGTTTGCTTCCAATACAGGCATATTTCTAATTGCCGCATCGTAGTAAGCGCTTCCAAGTGGATGTGCTGGTTCATAAAGTGTGTAATCAATCTCATCATCTGCTAAAGCAAATTGAGTGATGTTTAATCCTTGTCCAGCTGCTAATTTTTCTCTACCTTTTTTAGTAAGAATTGCATCAACTGTCAATTCAGTATTACTTAAATATCCCATAGTTTTTTAATTATCTTTGTTTATAAATATAAATATTTTAAAATTCCGTTATTCTACTTCCAATATTGGTTCACTTGCATCTCTACCTGCCTTATTAACTCTTAATGTATTAGGATTAGATGTAAATGTTTCTATTGGGGATGTTCCATCTAATGTAGTTGCTGCAGTATTTTTTGAACCTTTATAGAAAGAATTTTGTAATCCTCTCGTTAAATCGTTTGTATTTCTATAATGCGTTGGTAAGTATCCGCTCACATTTTTAACACTTATTATATTACCACCAACAGTAGGAACAAATGAGCCACTAAATGGTTGAATATTTAATTTGGTTTCAGTATAAGTTTGTATATCTGAAACGTATCCACCACGAGGGTCACCCAATCCATTTGCCGAAGCGGTTATAGCAAATTTAGTTACAACTCTTTCTTTTTGTTCGGTAACTAATTGTACTCTAACTCTTTCTTTAACTCGTCTACCATCAACATCAAAATATGTTCTGATTGCTGAACCACTTTGTGCATAAATACCAAATCCAATAGTTTCTAATTCAGTTTGTCCAACTATTGTATTTGTATTGTTTATATCTATTTCAGATAATATACTAGCGTTTCCTAAATCAGCATCTATTACAACTTCTTTTTGATAATACTCTGATATAAAATTTGTATCGTTATAATAGTTATATTCCGCTTCCTTTTGATAACTTTCAGCTATCGTATTTTCTAAAGATGCTGTATAAATTGTAGCATAATATTGAGAATTTTCACCTATTAGATTATCTGTTAAATTTGCGTCAACAACAACATCGTATTGATTACTACTAGCATTTAATAATGTTGTATCTGAATATTTTATGTTTACATCTTGTTGATATTCATCGCCCGTTGGTTTCTTTTGAGCAATTTTACTTCTTTCTAAGATGTGTGGTTCTATTAATAAACCAGTAGTAGCTTTAACTCTAGCCGGCAACATATTCTTAATATCTTCAAACATTGATTTCTCATATAGTTTGATTAAGTTTATGTATGAATAAATATCTCTACCATCAAATCTTTTAAAGTAATAATTTCTTAAATTATCTAATTGAGAGTAGTTTGATTTGTAATCATCTGATGGGTCTCCTATATAATTATCCAAATTAATTCCACCAAATGATTTAGCGATATCAATGTTCAACTCTTTTGTAGGAGAGAAGAATAAACCAACTCTGTTTGAATCGGTTGGAGATTGGTCGTATGCTTTTTTAGTTGCTCTACTTTTTGAAGATAAATCTGATACTAATTCTTGCGATTCAAATCTAACTTTATTTGTAGAATAACGAGATATTCCCATATCAGGAACCTCCAATACAACACTTCTATCTATTGCTTCAAATTGATATGGATATGTTGTTATAGGTGTAAATCCGCTAGCAGATGCTGAAAACGATGCCGATACATTTTCTGATAATATTGTTACACTTCCCGTAATTCCTACTAAGCCATCTTCTAATTTATTTCTAGTTACAGAAGAACTGTAATATATGTTAGTATCAACATTAATTAAAGATGATGATACTGATAAATTTTTAGGATATTCAAAATCTAAACGGAAATATAAATCATCGGTTGAAGATGAAATATGATTACCATTAATCATTTCTGGGAATGAAACGTGTTCGTAAAATCTATCAGTATTTAATACTTCAGACCACAAACGAAACTCATCAACGCTTCCTACATAAGAACCACCTAATTTAATTTTAGAACCATTATTCCAATCAGTTGCTGCTGAAGATGAAATAGATTCTGCAAATATAGTTCTTTCCTTTTCAGATTGTCTTACATCTAATTTTAATCCATCAGAACCACTACTTACTGAAATACCAAAGAATTTACCATTGTATATTGGTAATAATGATGATGATATTGCATTTGTAGTATTATAGTTAAATACAACATTTCCATATGATGATGTTGTAGATGCTTGTAATCCAACATTCCATCCGCTACCACTAATTACAGTATAATTTGTGTTTTGAGAAGGTTTTACAAATAATTCAATAGTATTTGGCTTTCTGTTTTTATTTGTGTTTTTCCATTCAAATTCTATTGCTGCTCCATTATTAAATTTAAGAGCAGTGGTAACATTATCATATACTAATTTACTCTTAGTTGTGTTGGTTACTTCTGGACCACCAAATTCTAAAATTGAAAGGTTTGATGAAGGAATACCATAGCAAGATAGTAATGCATAAATTCCTCTACGAGTTCCTTTGTGTTTTAATAAATAAGGTAAATTATTTGCTATTCTTCTCCAAACTTCGTATGTTCTAGCTTTGCCTGTTTTGGTATTTTTTATATTACCCTCTGAATCTTTACCAAATGTATATTCCCATAATTTTGTATCAGCAGATAAATTTTTAGCATCCCAATTAAAGGATTTTAAAATATCAAATAATAATTTATCCGATATATCCTTTCTATTGTACCCCAATCCTCTACTCTTCTCTATTGCTTTTGTATGAAAGTATATATTATCAAAATGATGTCCAATCATTGATAAAAACAATAGTAAACTTTCATTTTCAGTATTTGTTACAATAAATTGTGGTATATTATTTTGAACCCAATTAGGATTTTCAATATCAAAATCTTCTGCTAAAGTTATTAAATTTGAATACCAATTTACAACAGTTGAGTTTGTAGATAATATTCTTTGACCAGCGTTATATGGCCAAGTTATCGAGTTACTACCATTTGTTGTATATAAAGATGATGATGTATATAAGAAATTTTCAAATCCATCAAATCCAGATAACAATTCGTTTTTCTTTATTAATTGTCTTTCTCTTTCTTGTATTTCGCTTAATAAAGATGCTGATGGCGATGCGTTTGAACCACTTATACTATTTTCATATGCTTCTATTAATTGTACTTTATATACAAAATTATCTACTCGTTCTTTTGCTGAACTGAAATGTGTAAAATTTTCCCACAAATAAGTTGAACCACTTACATAATCAATATTTAACTCATCCATATTGATTAAAGATGAACTTAAATAGGTTGTAACTAATTGTGTAGATGATGTTGAACCACTCAATATTAAATTATCTAATGATTCAAAATTAGTAGATTGCCCTTTTACATAATCAATATCTAAACTGAAATTAGGTCCTTTTATTGGTGGGCAACTAATTTCAGATTGTTCACTTAATACAATGGTTTCAATTAATGGGTTTGCCATTAACTTAGTAATCCAAAAAGTTGAATTTGTTGAAACGTTAGCTGGTAGTGGTGAATATAATTTTAATATAATAGAATCAACTACATTACTACCTAATTGAATATTTCCTAAATTATCCGTTGTTTTATCGGATAAAGTCCAATTATCATTTTCCCAAGTAGAAATTAATATTTGTTCATTATTATCAAAGTTAGCAAGATGTGTTAGATACTTACTTTCTTTATCAGGTTCAATTACTTTTAATATATTAGAAAATGCATCAAAAATAGCAGATGAAAAGATATTCTCATCTAATTGTATTGTTGGTATTGATAAAAATGTTTTTACTTCATATTCATTACCAACCAACTCTTCAGCACCGCTTCTATTAAATGGTTTAAATATTAATGTAACATTATCACTTCCTGCCCAGTTAGAAAACTTATCTCTTAAATCTTTTAAATTTAAAGAAATGTTTCCATTTGGTGTTAAATTTTTAAATAAAGTAATTCTACTACCATCTTTTGCTTTTAAATCCACATCTATTGTAGAACAAGCAAATGATGCATATTCATATTTTAAATCTATACTAAAATCTGAAAAAGATGGTATATCAATCGAATCGGTATATGTTATTTGTGTAATTGATGGAAAATCGTTTACAGCCGTAAATGTAACTAAAGCCGTTACCGAATCACCAGTTCCATATTGTTTACTCTCTGCTACTAAAACTATTTTTTTAGTACCATATACTTCAGAAAAATCTTTTTGGAAATATAATTTAACAACTCCATCGATAGCAGGAACTAACATAGTATCTGCTCTACCATCAATATACACTCTTACGTTATCAGTATTCGATGTTTTGAATGGAATTTGTACTTCTTTTTCTAAATCAGAATCTTTAACGTACACTCCATATTGAGTGGTATCTAAAGAAATAATAGGCCTATCTGCTTTTATTTCTTTTTCAAACATAACAACCACCGATATACCTGATTTAAGTTGTTCGGCTGGTAAGCTAAATGATGAATTTTGTGTATTCCACTTACTAAAATCAAACTCAGTTTTATATGCAGTTTCTAATTTAGAAGTGTTTGTAGTTTGGTATATATTAGTTAAAATATATTCGGATGGTTTATCTACATATTCTATTCTAAAATCTACTCTTCCTTTTAAGGCATCTGAATTTAGTTGTCTGATAATATTACTATCGGAAAGAGATACTTTTCCACTATCCGATATTGTACCATCGTTTTGAAATATTGTATAATTCAATACTACATTATTTCCTAACTCTTGTTTGAAGTTAGATGAAAATGCTACTTCGTATTCTACGGTTGTAATCGTATTAATAATATCATCGGATGCTTTAACTGATTTTAATTCAAAATTTAAAGTTACAGAACCTAAATCGAATGTTTTTATATCATTTGCTACATATGTACCATCTGATTGTAAATCAAACTCTTGCACAGAAAGTGTTTCGGAATAGTTATATTCTATTGCGTTGACAACCGGCTTTACGTTTAATGGTCTTTTAACTTTAAATTTTTTAGAACCTTTAAATAGGTTACGGATACCGAATGATTCATTTGTTACTCTAACATCCAATCCATCTCTTAATCTGCCAAAAAATCCACGTCTTTTCGGTGTTAGTGGTGTGATTTCAGTTTCTTGTATAGGATTAGATTGATTATCGGTTTGATAACTTTTCTTAATAGAAACTTCATAATATTTAGTAGCTTTTTGTCCGTTTTTAACTACTTCATATTTTTTAGGGCCATTAAATGTAGATGATGGTGAGTAATTGATGATGGTACTTACACCATATCCCTTCGATGCTCCATTTTCTAAAAATTCTACTTCGCCTGAATTTGAAATCAAATTTACTTTAATAGATTTACCTATTATTTCATTTGAATATGATGGTGGAATAAATAGTGGGTTTGGTTCTACGGGTGGTACATATCCACCACCACCTCCTCCGCCGCCTACACCATCAATGAAAGCAGAGTATTGACCAGTACCTTCGTATGAGTTTAGAGTTGGTTCTCCTCCAAATATATTTTCTAATGCTTTTACCACTCTTTATTCTTTATTATAAATATCCTATTGTATATTTTCTCTTTGTCTAACATCATCTACATATACATTTTCTCTACCTCCGCCAGTTCCAAAATCTCTACCACCAGAATAGTATCCACCGCCACCGCCTCCGCCACGAGGACCACCACCCCCGCCACCTTCAGATGGAGTTGGAATTATTTCTTTTACAGGTTCTATTTTAATAATAGGGTCTGGCTTTATTATCTTAATCGGTTCTTCCTTTATAGGTTCTATTTTAATTGGCTCTTCCTTAACCGGTGGGTTTGGAGGTAAATCAAATATTGGAAGAATTGGTTTAGGTTCTGGTTCTATTTTTATTGGTTGCTCTGTTTTTATTTCGAATGTTCTAGTACCTTTAATATTCAATTCTACTTTTTCCGGGTTATAAACATTTCTTACTTTATTTTCGGCAATTTGTATATCACCAACTAAATCTTTAATTTCTTTTTTAAGTTCGGTAATTTCAAATTCTTTTGGAAGTACTTTAATAGCAATATCTCTTCTTTTTAATGTTTTAGTATGATATTCAATAGTTTTTCTTAATATGCTTTGAATTTCATTAATTAACATTTGAAAATCATATTGTTCACAATCTTCAAATCTTATAAATGATTTTTGTCCAAAATTAGATTGAGATATATCGTATTCTCTATTATTTAGCCAGTAAATTATACTTGTTTTAAAATCGGAAAATATTCTTTTTTTAAATCCATTAAAATTGGATAATCCAAAATCTTTACGCAAAATAGATTCAAAATCTTTACCAAATCTATTAATCATTAAATTACCAATTGAATCTAAATAAGTGGATTCTAATGAATCCAATGAATCTAATATATTTTTTTTATAATATTTAAAATCTTTACTTAAATTATTTACGTTTATAAATTCTTTTTTTGTTTTTTCATTTACATTTATATCGGTAGTAGATAATGGTAGTATTCTAATTTCTTCTCTAGATGGTGCTATTTCCTGAATCCATACTTTGGTTAATTCGTTTTCAGAACCAATTTTATTTCTAACAAAATTTATGTTTACTTTAAGGATACCATTTGTAAATCCTAAATCGTTTAATAATTTTTCAATATCAATAGCTAATTCTTTTTGTCCTGCATTATTTTTTAAATTATAAAGATAGTTTTTAATATCACCCGTTTTTATATAGGCAACATTTTTTCCATTTTTATTTGGCAATAAATTTGTATTGATATCATAAACCGACACCTCCATAACATCATACTTACAATCTCCAAAATCGGTATCCTCTATTTGATTTTGATTGATTATAAATCTGTCGTTTTCTTGCAAAAACTCCCCCTTATTTGATGTATTAGCATCAATTAATTCAAAGTTTGTATATTTTTTAATACTCATGGTTTATATATTAAAACGAACTCGGATGATATTTACCAAAACCTGTTTCATATGTTTTATCTTTAGCAGTACCATCTGAACGAGTTATAGATACTTTTAAAGTTCCACCTTTATATTCTTTTGAGTGGGATTTACCATTGAACCACCCTCCTTTTTTACGAGAATCTAAATCTCCAACAGCATCAAAATTTAAAGTAAATTCCATATCTTTACTTTCGCCTGCCGCAACCGTAAAGCTCTTTTGTGGAATTTTATAGAATTCTCTTTTTTCAGGATTATTAGCTGTTAACGTTACAGTTATTGGTTGTTTATCGTTATTTGTTATGGATATTGATTTACCATTTTTCCATTGATTACCGCCCGTTGCGCTAAATCTAGCCCATATATTAGGTGCATTTGCATCTTCTTTAGGTTGTAATTTAACAATTGCTATATCGTTGATAACATCTGCTCCAGCCGCTTGTGCTTGTGCTTGTGTACCTTGTATAATAGCTTGTTGATTTTGTACTGCTCCCAATTGAGATTGTAAACCTTCAATAATAGAGTTCAATGAATCAATTTGTTTAATCAATGCCTGAATCTGAGCTTTAAAGCCCGTATTTTGTGATTGAAGTGATGCTCTAAGAATACCTTCTTCTACTGATTTTTGTAATGAATTTTGAATTTGTAAAGCAAAATCATCAACAGTTTGTGTTAATGTATTTAATTGATTAACTAATGCATCATTAGATTGTTCAATCGCTAGTCTTTCGTTTATTTCAGATTGTACTTGCGATTCTAAGTCTGTTATTCTTGTGTTTAAATTACTAACTTCAGATGTTAAATCGGATACCTGCTTTCTTAAATCTTCATTTTGTAATACTTCATCATCATATAATGATTTTGGTATTAAATCCAAATTCGGTTTTGGAATATCAGGTTTAAGCTCTTTGATATTTAAATCAATAGCTTTTACTAATTCAACCTCATCATACTTTGGTTTACTTAATTCTTTAAATATTAAAGATGATGCTATGTTTTTTTCGTTTACTATTGTAACACCATATTCATTTTTGGCAATAGCTTGAGAACCGGAAATAGTTAGAATAGATTCTAAATCCGATTGTCTTTTTTCTTCTAATTTTTGTGCTATCGCTTCTAATCCTGTCATTTTATACTATTTCAAAAATTAATTTATCATCGATAATTGTAGATATACCGCTTTCAACTATTTTAATTTTTAATTTATAAGTTCTATTAATTGGTAATGTATTTAAACTCATATTAAAATAGTTGGATGTAGAATCACAACTTATTTTAGTATAATCTCCAAATGGATAAATTACTTCTCCTGTTTTATAATCTTCTAATTGATAATATGAACTAGTCGGTAAGTATTTAACTTGGTCATATTCAAAAGTTGTACTAAATGATTTTAGTGGATAGATATCTCTACCTTTAACTCTAATTTTTATAGTTTCATTAGCAGGATACTCATTTTTTAAATTAGTAAGTACTACTTTATACCCCTCTTCTGCTGAACCTGTTGTTGGTGTTAAACTAGCTGTTACAAATGATATATCATTCCAAACTACTTCTAATTTTGGTTGATAAATTGTATTAGTTTCTTTTGAAAAGAATTTAAGTAGTCCATAATCGGATGTATCGTTTTCAGCCTCTAAGCTATGATGAAGTATAAATCCATTATTTGATACTGAGCCACTTAACCATATATTAACAATGTTTGTAACATCCATTCTTATATCAGCTTCTTCATAATTATAAGATTGAGATGCTGAGCCGCTTAAATACCACACCCCACCTTCAGCGTTTGCTGAACCTGTTGTTGTGTTTCCGGATGTAACATAAACCGCTCCGCCCGCTGTTGTATCATATGAAACCCATTTATTACTTCCATTTCTATATTTCCAACTAACACCATCTGAAGTTATATTATCAAATTTAGTACCCGTTCCCATTGTCCAACTTTGAGAAACGGCGTTGGCATATATTGTATATTCCAATGGAATTTCTTCGGCTTGTGCTGATTTTAAATTTAAATACACTAGATACTGGCATCGTATGATGATGTGAAAAATTTATGCATATTATAAAGCTCTTCCTTTTATATCTTTGTTAGGGTATTTTACTTCGAAGATGCAAGGGTCTAAAGATGGATAAATTATCTTACCTTTAGTTGCTTCATCTATATTGTATTTATTTGGAGAATAGTTTCCATCTCCTCCACATAAGTTATATATCTTAACAGATGGTACACTCATTACACCTTCAACATTTGCGAGTATCAATTCTATTTCTGAAATGTTTATTGGTTTGTTAAATGTCCAATTATCTATGTTAAAATAATTTTGAATTTCTGTTAAACAATTTGCTACAACCTCTCTTTTGTTATAATTTGAATATACTACAACTTCAAAATCAACTCCTATGTTTACAATGAATCCATCTATAATGTTTACCGCATCGGTAATCATTCTATATTCTCCTATGTATGTTTTTAGGTTTTGCTTAACGGCTTGGTTTATTTGAGTTAGTTTCTTATTAACATCGTATCCTAAAACGTACATATTTATAGCAAATGGATTATTTACTTCTGCTATATTTGTTTTCTTTTGTGTAAGATATTTAACTAATTCTTTTTGTATGTCTTGCTTTGATTTATCTTTTAACCCCTCAACTAAACCAACAAACTCTGCTATATTTTGTGGGTTTGCAAGTATTGATGCCGGTGAGTTATTATCAACTTCTCCATCTGGACTTACATAAACTTTTGCAACACTACCATATCTTTCCGGCATTGATAATGCTCTAACTACATAATCTTGTCTAGTTACTGCTCTATTTTGAGAACCAAACATTGCTAATGCGTTTTGTCTGATTTCTTCTATTGATTCAGCCCCTCTACCACCGACTGCTGCTTCTAAATTTTCAACAGCAACAGTTCCTTTTGCGGCATTATATGAATTTAATTCATCATTTGTATTAAAAGATAATAAATCTTCTTCAAATTCAATTCTACGGATAGATGTTAAATCACCTTGGTTTATATTTGATGCTATACCACCACCAACTAAATACTTAACAGTTAGAGTGGTATTTACAGGCACTACTCCAAATGTATTTGTTTTTAAAAAATTAGATGGGTCTATTCCTTGATTCAATCTTTGAACTGAATTAGCTAATCCTAATCCCACATTTTTTGTATTTGGTAATAATTTTTCATCTTCGTATCCGGCTGAATTATTTCCACTACCAAATTGTAAAGTTATTGTATTATCAGAATTAACTTTTGCAGAAAATCTATGTGGAACTTTTTGTACTTCTAAAATGTATGGTACAATCGATGATGATTCACTTAGAGTTCCACCATTAGCTTCAGTATTTGGTTGCTCTACAAATATACTTTCTTGTGCTAAATAAGGAACTTCATAGTATTTTGTTCCAGAACCATCGGTAACATTTGTTATTGAAATGATATCCGTATCGGTTAATACGGCATTTGGATATTCTTCATATGAGCCAAAACTAATTGTAGTCGATACTTCTCTAGCAGAAATTGCTTTTACTTTTTTTGTAATTAAGTATTGTAGTGGTACACCATTACCATCTCTTTCATAAACATCAATTTCTCTATCAGTTGAATTTGAAAAATCTACCGTATCTACCGTTCTAAATACAACCGAATTATTTGTAGCCGATTCTATTTCCATACCATCTTTTATCTTTAAATAGTATGCTTCATTTGGTTCATAATTAGGTGCTCCTTTAGATGGAACTAATTGATATACAGTTATTGTAGTGATTGCCGGTGATGTAACTTTTGGTTTATACCCCATAGATTGTGCTAATGCTAAAACGTTCTTACGTTCTGTAGCATGTGCTAACATAGATTCTTTTAATTGAGTGTCCTGATAAAAGGATAGTATATCTCCAATTGCTGCGGCTTGTTCGATAAATACCATACCTGGAGATGCCTCATTAAAATCTGAATATGAATTTGGAAAATATGTTTTTGTATAATCAATAAGATTCTGCTTGAAAGAATCGAAATCCTTTCCTAAATAATTCAAAGTCTTTTTTTCTCCAAAGGTTTTTTTAATAGGATTTATTGCCATTTTACTTTTCTACATTTATTTGTACTGAGTCTGATAGTGATGGGTTTGATTGTAATGAAAACTTTATATCCAAAGATACTTTGTTTGTATCTATATCATTTTCATCATAATCGAATATTATTTCGTTTATATTTAAATAAGGCAACCATATTGAAACCGCATTTATTATAGAATTTTCTATTGATACTTCTATATTATCAATTGGTTCAAATAATACTTTCCAAACATCACAACCAAAATCAGGTTGCATTAATCTTTCTCCTTTTTTTGTAAGAATCAGACTTTTTAAATTATTTTTAGCTTGTTGTAATGTTGTGAAATTAGTTGAAAAAACCCCATTAGAATTAGATGATTGGTTTATACCAATACCTAAAACTTTATAGTCATTTTCAACTAAATCATCTACTTTTACTTTACCAAGCTCTATTGCCATTATTTAAATCTCTTTACTAATTCTGAATAATCTCTTGTCAATGCTTTAACAGTTGCATCTTGCAATGCATCTCCTGTTGATTCAAAGTTTGGTGTGTTTTGTGGAATATCATGTATCATTCTGTAATCCATAGTTTCCCACTCATCTTCCATACTTTGTTGTGGTTGTAGCATATCTAACACACTACCACCTGCTCCAGGCACACCACTTTCTGCTCTTTGTGCGGCAGTGAATGGTGTTGTTTGACTCAATACCTCATTTAGTATTGGGTTTTTTGTAAATTCTTTTACTTGTTGAGGTTTTTGTTGTACAATTGGTTGCTGTTTTTTAATATTTTTAGGAGCAACTTCTGTCATCTCTCTCAATGTTGGAGTAGATGTTTTCTTTTGTGAATTTAATGTAACTGCACCGGATTTGATTAGCTTTGCTAATTCTTCTTTAACTTGTTGTTTAACTTCACTCTTAACAACCTCCTTAATTAATCCGACTAATAATTTTGAATCCATAATAATTTGTATATGTTTAATAATAAATATTGAAAGAATAAATTTAATACGATTGTATTAACCTATGATTTTATAACCACTCCAATTGAGTATTGCCGGAGCGGGTGGAGCGGGTGGTGGATATTGTGCCATAACGGACATAATTCCACTAACTCCCATTAAATGGGTTTTAGCCACATTAACAAATGGGTTAATCATTATATTTGTTTGAAAACTAAATTTAATGGTTGGTGGTATAAAAAATATATTAGGAATTTGTGGTATTTTATCTTTAATCAAATCATAAGCCATTGCCAATAATTCCTCTTTGGTTGGTATTTTTTCTTCTACCATTTTCTTTAACTCTTCCTTTGTTGGTACTTTTGGTATATTGATGCCCGGCAGTTGTATTTCGGGAACTACACCATCTATTGTATCCTTTACAAATTTTTTAATTTGTTGTGGAGTTGGTTTTGGGTTTGGAATATTGTTAGATATTTCAACTGCGGTTTGTATGGCTGATATTATTGGTGCTAATATAGTTGCTTCTATTGGTATAATTAATTGAGCTTTTAATTGTTCAACTGCAGCTTCTAATAATTTATTCTTAGCTTTTTCTATAATTTCTTTTCTTTTTGGTAATGGTGGAAATGGAAATTTAATTGCTTTTTTTAATTGAGAACCTATTGATGGTTTTTTCTTTTTAGCCTGTTTTGCTTTTTGTATTATATTTTTTCCTGCTTTTATCGCAGGATGATTGGATATTTTAGAATCAACTGGTTCTTTTTTTAATATTTTTTGAATTACTTCATATACATTTACTTCACCAATTGGTGGTATATTAATAGTTTGTTCTTTTAATTTATCTTCTAATGCTTTTGTAGCTTCTACTTCAGCTTTATGTAGCGCAGCTGAGGCTGCTAACATTATTGGGTTTGGACCAATATTCATAATTGTTCCTGGTGCTGGTGGAGTTGATTGCCATCCGGCAGGCTTTAGTAATGGGTTTGGTATTGGTGCCATTTCAGCGCCTTGCCAATATGCATCGAATGCGGATGGGTATATTTCTTGTAGTATATTAAAATTTTCACCATCACTATCTTGTCCTTTTTTTAATGCTCTTTTAATAACATCAGCCATTCCGCTAACGTTACCATTTATAACAGGAACACCATATAACATATCACCACCTCTTTTTATACATTGGTCATATTCTTTAGCATAAAAATCAGCAAATGCATCTGTATCTTTTGCGAATTGAAAAGATACCATAGATTTTAAAACATTTATTTTAAATAGTGTCCAAGACATTATGATTTACTTAAAAAGTTCTTGGCAGATAATAAAGTATTTAATTTTCCTTTTATCGCTTTGAATGCTGCTATATTTACTGGGCCAGTTGCTGTTGGTCCAACTGGTGTTGCATATATTTGCTTCGTTATTTCATCTATTAACTCACCCATTATTTTTACTAATTCGCCACCCATAACCATCTTCTGAACAGCTGCACCAGCTGCTCCTTCACCTTTATCTTTACCCAAATATATTTTACCATTATCTGAATTTAAAAAGATATTGTTAGAACCTTCTGAATGAATTGTTATATTTTTC